ATCGTTGTTGGTACAATCCAGTCACTCTCTATCCCTTCTAAACCGCCGGAAGTTCCTCAGAGATCTGATAAGGATACGGATGCGACTTATGAGAAGAAGCTTGCTAAATGGGAGATTTCGTTCAAGGGTTATAGAACGAGGCGGAAAAATTCAAAATCTCTGCAACGGTATATCAAAGAAGCTGAGATGATTATTGCTGATGAATGCGACAAGGCCACCAGTGATCCTTTTAAGAATCTATTTCGTCATTGGTTTCGTGGGCGTAGACGATATGGGTTTTCTGGGACTCCCTTCGACGAGGGTAAACCAGTGGAAGGAATGGTGATGCAGGAACATTTGGGTTCTGTTATTGTTAGGGAATCCAGGAGAGAATTAGAGCGAATCGGGCGAATTATTCCGGTTGATTATTATATGTTAGCTTTTGGTTTGGAAGGGGATATCCATGATCAATCGGCATATGATATTGCTTATGATGAATGGTTGGTGAATAATCACCACTTTCATAAATTGATTGCTGGTCTTTGCAAGAAGTACAAAGGAGATGGGACTCTGGTTTTGGTTGATAGAGAAAATTTGGGTCATAGTTTGGAGAGGGAAATTCGGAATATCGGTCTCACAGCGAATTTTATCTATGGTAAGACGGACAAACGTCGTCGCAATGAAAGATTGCGTGGATTCGAACGACGAGAGTTTGACGTACTTATTGGTGGTAAGATTATTAATAGGGGTCTTGACCTCGATGGCGGTTGTGAGAATCTGATTATTGCTACGGGAGGAAAGCTGAGATCCGATTTCATCCAAAAAGTGGGCCGAGCGGTTCGGCAGAATAAACGCGGACGAAGTAGGATATTCGATTTCTTCTTTAGATGCAACAAATATTTATACGAACACTCACGATCGCGGTTGAAGGCGATGATCGCCGCTGGTTATAAGACCACCGTGATTTTTCCGGGTGGGAGTATAGATGGTGCCAAACTTATCAAAAGTAGATTCCACATTAAAAAAGGACTCCTCGACCGCCCAAAGCAAAGGCAGCTCTTCGACTGAGAAGCCTGTGCCACAACGTAAGTTGTACTTCATCAATGAACAAGTCGAGTGGCAATTAACACAATATATCTGGACTGGCTGCACAAAGATCGAGCTTCGTGATCAGATAATGTCCAATGCGACAGAGCTGATTCGACAAATTATTAGGAAGCAAGGTCTTCATACAATCTACCCAGGTCAAGAAGAATCGGCATTTGGGGATCTTCTTCAGACCGCCTGGGTTCAAATAGAAAAGACTCTTTATAAATATCGAGCACGACCTCATTGCCGTTCTTGTTATAATCCCGACCATCCCGCCAAGTCACTTCTCTATATCCCTAGCGAACGCGAATATGGTATCAAGACCATGGAACAAGTGGTCAAGATGCATAAGATCTGCCCGCATTGCAAGGAAAAATTGACCGTTCTACCGATTGTTGAACCGGTTCAAGATCTGTACGGCGGCTCAGATACCATTCTCTATCGGGGAATGTCCAAAGTATTCAACATGTGGTCTCAGATTGCTAGAACAGTAATCCTAGCATATATTAAAAAAGAAGGGAGGGATCGGAAGAATTCGCAATCGTATATTAGTCATCTAGATAGCAAGCCACGGCCTGTCAGCGATATTATGATTCGTTTCCTTGGCGAAGCTAGACAAGTTTGCCAATACAATGAAGACCATATGCGAATCATAGATTCATTAGAATGGCTACTTTATAACGATGACAGACCGCATGATGGTATTATTGGTAAACTGGTTGAAAAAACTTGTTTATCGCGGGCAATAGTCACTAGCTTCATTCGTCTTATCAAACTCCGCAGCTTCGAATTCACAGATTCCCCAATTAGTCGCAATGTTGTGGAGCCTCAGGATCACCGTCGAAAAATACATATCGATTTCGACGAAGAATAATCCACCCAAAAATATAGATATGAGTAGGTTCGACATAAACTTACGGGGGTTACCACAAGGTATCAGGTGGGACCTCGGTACAATGGCTGATATCCACGCTGGGTTACAAAGACCAAACCTGCGTATCTGTTATGATTCAGCAATAACAAAAGCAAAAGAGATCGGCGATGAAACAGCCGAATTCGTTTGGTTTGATCGACCAGAAAGAGAAGTTATTACTGGAGATCATGTAATATTGCGGATCGGGGATAAGATTGTCTCAGACACCAAAAATGCTCCAAACGCAACCAAAGAAGTCTTCAGGATGTCTTATGGTGAGTTTTTACGGAGGATGGGATCGCAGATCCAAGAAGGAAATATGAAGTTGTCAACTAAGAAAGTACGCCTAATAAAGGATATTTCCACAAGATTACCAGACGTACGAGTACCAGAAGTTGGTGCTATAGGCACAGTACTCAAGACACCATCAGGTGGTGCTGCGATACGGTGGCAAACAGATGGTGCAGCATTAGTCAAATTCCCAGGCAGAAATGGGCCAATTTCCCTAGCCAAGGATGAGTATACTATGTTAAAAGAATCGACTGAACACCCGATATTCCAAAAGATACGCGAAGGTACCGTTACCGCCGACGATTTCAATCGTTTGATTCAGGAGGCTACCCCAGAATCAGCTCGCGACCGATTGCGAAGACGGCAAAATCACACTCAAGATACTGTCCGTAGTCATCAAGACGATGATGGACATTCTGATCTTAAATTACCAGTCATGGCCGACAGAGTACAACCAAAACGTGAGCGAGCGGACCGCACACAAATGCAACATGGCGGCAAGATGGGCCATCGACATAGTGCGAGAACACAACGTCGTACGATGTCCAAAAGTCTTAGAGAATTCGACTTAACCTTTGACAAGATAGGATATGTTAATAATTTGCATGAAGAAATGCAAAAGAGGGGGTACCAAGAAAATAATGATTATGCCATCGAGGTACATGGTGGGTCCGTTGTCCTGAAGGTAACTGAAAGCGTCGAATTTGATCAGAATTTGAAGGAATGGCTTACGCATGTTGGCCGTGCTAAAAGGCTTGATATCGATCAAGTAGATATTTTCGAGTCAGCCTCACGATATAAAAAAGCATTACTATACTTCCAGGAGAATATTGGTAGACCAATCGACGACAAATTATTGTCTGAAATCGAAGATGCCGATACCTTCAGGACAGTAGCTATAAAGTTGATGGGGAAACCCGGTGTCAACCGTGATTGGCTATCAGATTTTTGCGACTCCTTACAAGAATCCGCTAGAAGGTTGAAGGCTAGGACTCAGAAGAAATCTGTTGCAGCAGCCAAGGAAATGGGGTCACGCGGTCACGTCGGATTATATGGTCCTAATCGTGATCCAGACAAGCGTAAAGGCGTCGCTGATATTTTGAGGGCTAAACGACGCGGTGAAACAACGTACCAAAAACCATTTTATGAGTGATCGATGTCCGAAGAATTAGATGATGATCTCAGAGATCTCCTCGATCAACTTGATGAGGAAGATGATTTCTTACCGACCGAAGAAGAAATAGCAGAAGTACAATCCGAAGATGAGATAGAAATACCTGAAGAGGACGAAACGGAAGATCAAGTCATCAATGTCGTGAAGACTGGTGATGAAGTAGCGTTGCGTCCTATCGATGAGCTTGCTGAAATTAGGGATCAGCGGCGGTTTGATGGTACAGAATATACTGTCTCTGAAACGGTCGAAGAAGAAAAAGTTGAGATTGGCAAATACCTCGACAAAATGAACGAGGTTGCAGATGAGGTGCTGCAAGCATGCCGATCTGATCGTCAAGAGGCGCAAGACGTGATCAACATGCTGCGTTCACAATGTGATACAGCACATAATAAGAATACCCAACCATCTAGAATGTATATCGACGGATTGGTAAAAGCCGTCGAAGTGAAGGCGAATATTAATACCAATGCCGTCAAAGTCATGGAGGGTGTTGCTAAGATGATCGCTGCGACTAAGGCTGGTGTCAATATCCAAAATAATAGTTTGCAAGTGTCTGGTGCTGAATTAGACGAAATCCTCAGCAAACAAGAACCAAGCGGCGATCTAGACTGATGCGATTAAGAACGATAATTGAGAACCGAAAGACTTATCGGGTATCCTTCCTAATGGTGCCAGCATCTGTTCGAAGAGCGTTAAATCGGATAGACGTTGGTGAGGTAAATGAGACGTGGGCCGAATTGCGAACAGTGTCTCCCGATGTCTTGTTGTCACGTGAAAAGGTTGTTTATGAGGATACTGTTTCCCAGTATCGTGAGGAATTGAGGAGAACTGGCCATTTTGCAGACCCAAGTGGTGATCCCGATACTACATATTTCCCATGGGGGATCGAGTGGGGCCAAAATATATTAATCATGGATGGTACACATCGTTGCCAAGCACAGCTAGAAGAAGGTATGCCGATAAAGATACATGTCTTCAAACCAGATGATTTTGGATTGAAACTGAATGGTTAGACTGAACACGCAGCAACGAGAAGTTATTAGACGTTCACAACAATCTGTGTCGTGGTTTCTAAGTAACTTCGGTAGGTTGAAGCACCCATCTGCTGGTGTTCTCCCATTCAGACCATTCAGCTATCAAAAACGAGCTATTCGAGATTTCCGGAAGCACCGGCTTAACATCTTCAGGAAATGCAGGCAATCTGGGATATCGAAGATCTCTGGGGCATTTGCAACATGGTTCGCCATGATGCATCCTCACAAGACAATCCTTATAGTTTCTCGCCGCAATGAAGACGCGATGGGTTTTTTGCGAGACCATGTTGTCTTCTTATACGAGCATTTACCACCATGGATGAAAGAAGTTTGGAGGCCCGTCAAGCAAAATGAGCACGAACTCATTTTTCCGAATGGCTCCAGAATTCAGTCACTCACTTCCCACCCCGAAGTCCTTAGATCAAACGCCTCATCTTTGAATATTCTTGACGAAGCTGCATTCATCCAAGGTATGGATACGATGTGGGCAGCCGGGTGGCCTACTTTGCAGCATGGTGGTAATGTTATAGTTATCAGCACCACCAATGGTATAGGTAATTGGTATTGGTCAACTTGGACCGATGCTGAAGCTGGTGTGAATGGCTTCAACCCAATCATGGTCAATTGGTGGGACATGGATTGGGAAATAGAGTATCGTGACCCATTGTCACGTGAATGGAAACGGATTGCTCCTCGTGATGCGATCCGAAAGTGCGCTGATAAGTACGAAGTTAATAAATTCGGACCATATTGGTCACCATGGTTGCAAGAGCAATATGATGCTTTGCAAGAACAAGGCGATTCATGGAAATTCGATCAAGAAATCTTAGCTTCATTTGTTGGGTCTGGAAATACGGTTATACCCAAAGAAGTCTTGGCTCATATTCAGACAACAGTTAGGGAACCGATTCAAAAAGTTAGTGGATATCAGACTTATGTGCACCCGGTTAGTGGGGTCGCAGAGGATCTTGATTTTGATTTTAATAATGATCCTGACCAGGGATTGTGGATCTGGAAGAAACCGGTTGTCGCCACAACAAGGAAGCTTCGTGGTGATGTGTTAGTTGATCAAGGTGCTAAAGCTCATGCTTATGTAATGGGTGTCGATATTGCAACTGGTAAAGGCCGGGATCATAGTGCTATAGAAGTTTTTGATGTTGATACGATGGAACAAGTTGCCGAATTTATGGCTCGGTGCTTACCACGGGAATTGATCAGGTATATTGATAGAATCGGTCGTTGGTACAATTGCGCATTGGCTGTGGTTGAGAGAAATAATGGCGGAGATACATTGATCGATAGTCTCCGTTATGATGTGATGTATCCACGGATATGGCGGAAGAAGGAGATAAATGATAAACCTAGGCCGATGGGCTCGACTACGCAACGGGCTATGAAAGTGGCACAATACGGCTTCTCTACGAGTATGGCTAGTAAGCCGACTCTGAATAAATTCCTTATTGACTTCATATCAGATAAAGAGGACCAAGGCTATAGTCTGTATAGTACTCGTTTGCTGAAGCAACTTCAGACATATGTTCGAAAGCGTGACCGGACTGGCCGAGACACAAATAAGACGGAAGCTGAAGATGGTGCTGGTAATTATGATGATCTCGTGATTGCTTGTGCTTTGGCATTGCTTGGGACAGCCGATGCTTTTGTGTCCGATGCTGGTAATTTGATACCAGTTTCCAGTGGCAGCGATTTCAAAGGCCAAGCCGGGCCAACGATTTTTTCAGATGGTGAACAGGTTACACAGCAAAAATTGTTTGTTGACCAGGGTGGTCCATCGTTGTTGATGCCTATGGCATTGGCTCCGGACGAAATACCGGAGATTTCGGCCCAGAGACACCTAGAAGCTTACATGTTGCAACTTGGTGGTATTCCAGTTGGGCAAGGGCGACCTCTCGTTACACCACCGAAATATTTTTATACTAGGAAGTGAACAATGGATCAGTCAGTAGCAGATAAGATCTTGAATGGTGAGACAGACACTCACGGTTGGAAGACTACGGAGCTTTGGTTGACGACTATTACTGGTCTCGTTAATACCATCCTTGTGTCTGCTGCTCCAAACACGACGACAAATATTCTTATTATTTGTCTTACTACTGCAGCGGTGGTATATCTTCTTTGCCGAACGGTCTTCAAGATAGCTAGATTGAGATACCGTCCGAATGAAATTGTGAATTTCGCTCTGCAATCTTGCCAAGATAAATTAGATTCAGAAATCTGAATTCCATCTTTACCTCTTTCAAAGCTAAGTATGTTGGAATTTGTGTTTTTGTAGGCAAATCCAGCTATCTCCGGTAAATATACCGCAGGATTTGAGGATAATCATATGCCTAGTAGTTGGCTGGCTTTTGACCGAATCCGGGCTTTGACCCGGCAACACAGTGTATTCCAAGCTGAACGTGTATTTCAAGACCAATCTAGTCTTGATAGACTCACTGCTGGCGGTGAATTCCTAGATTTCAATTCGCAAGCCGCTATCCTTGATCAAACCAATCTACAGATCAATAGGTTGGAGAGGTACAAAGATTACGAACAGATGGATCAAACTGGCGAAATCAGTTTGGCACTTGATTTATACGCAGATGAGGCAAGTCTCGTTGATCCAGAGCGAAAGCACACACTTGTTATTCGGGCTCGTAATAAACGGCTCAAGAAAGAACTCGAAGAATTATTATTCAATACTTTGCAATGGGATACTTATTGCCGCCCAACGATACGTTATCTCTGCAAGTATGGTGATATGCCATACGAAATTGTGCTGAATAAATCGCGGGATGGAGTTGTTTCTTTGCGGTTTATGAATGTCTACAATTTTACTAGAATTGAGACCAGATTCGGTGATTTAGTAGGCTTCTTCTATATGGATGCCATATACCCGCAACCGCAATTTTTCCATCCATGGCAAGTAATGCATTGCCGCTTGACTAGCTTTGAGAATATTTATCATCCCTATGGTCGAGCGATTCTGGATGGTGGGCGTAAGGCATTCAAACAATTGCGGCTTATGGAAGATGCTGCATTAATCTACCGGATTACTCGTGCTCCTGAGAAGCGTAAATTTACTATCCCAGTTGGTTTGATTCCACCAAAAGAAGTTCCTGAATATATGCAGATGATTGCTAGGAATTTCAAGCGGCAACGATTTTATAATCCGACTACTGGGGCATTTGATGAACGTTATTCGCCACTCATTCAAGAAGATGATTTCTTCTTGCCGAGACGCCCAGATGGTACCGGTCCTGATGTGGATACTCTTCCTGGTGCAGAGAATTTGGACCAGATCGCTGATATTGAATACTTCAAGAAGAAGATGATTGCTCCCACCAAGATCCCATTCTCAAGAGTTGGAATTGGTGAAGGTGGTGGTGAAGCTAACGAGAAGTCTTTGTCCCAATCACATTCTGAGTTCGCCAAAGCAGTACAGTGGGTTCAGCGGGAGGTCGCGACTGGTCTGACGAAAGTTTGTATAGTTCACCTTGCGCTGCGTGGTTATACTATTGAGGATCTAAAAGGCTTCGAGATTGCTTTGACAGCTACTTCAGCAATGGAGGAATTGTACCGGATCGAAACGTGGCAAACCCGCGTTGGTGTGATGGCTGATTTAAAAGATCTCGGGTGGTTTCCGAAGGAATGGATTGTTACACATTTTACAGACCTTTCGCCAGATGAAATCGAAGAACTCAAGGAGATGGAGGATACTGAATCCCAAGGTGGCCCTGGCGGTGGTGGTCCTCCAGGCGGTGGTTTAGATGTTCCTGATGATGGCGAAGGTGAGGAATTGTTAAATCCGGAAGCAGGTGGTGTGGAAGCCCCGGAAGGCGAAGAGAGCGAAGTTCCAGAGTCCGATGATGAAGCTGGTGCTATTCCAATTGAAGGATTTGATTATGCTGCTGAGAGACGATTGATACTCGAATTGCGGAGGCAAGGTAAGATGGCTGAAGCAATGCGAGTAGTGCGGCGTTGGGCCAGTAGATTAGGTAAATTCCAATCTCCCGATGGCGTTCAGTATTATAGCGGCTTTCAGCACCTCTTGGAATGTAATGAACTCGATGGTCTTTCTTCTGATGAGCCACCACCTAGGGTAGAATCAGATGATAAATCGATAATTCATAATCCTAATAAGGATCGTGGCTTGTTAGTTGAATGGTCGGTAGACCCAGATGAACGAGATTCGGCTATAAAAGAAGTCCATAATGTCCTCACTGTTGGTGAAGCAATAGAGAAGATTTCTTCCGATGATAATTTGATTACTGAGGATGATTTACCAATGCCGGTTGATCATTCATAAGCAATGAATCACTAGGTTTTCGACTCAAAATTAGTAGTAGTTGAACAAAAATGGCATCGGGAAGATAGAAATCGAATCTATTGGGACCTTTGCTGTGCACGGGAGTTGATGATGGCCACTATAAAAATGGATAGTCGCAAATTTCTCGGTGTCTTGAACGATTCTGCTCAGGCCCGCATTACGTTCTTTGAAGATCGTATTGCTGGTATGGGAAAGCATGCTGGCAAGGATTATCGCCTTGTTGCATTGCATGCGAACAATCTTTTCTTCGAAGATACGACTGATAATGTCTTCTACGTCGCTGATCATTCCCGCGACAAGGGAGGCAAGGTTTCTATCTCCAATATTCGACCGATCGAAATTGTTGAAGAAGAGAAACAAAGTCTTTTCAGTGAATCGTGCTTACGATTGGTAAGTGCGATCGAAGAGAATGATCAGAAAGCAATGGGTGCAGCATTCAAGAGGATGCAAGCACAACGTTTTTCCGGTCGAGTAGTACCCTACTCTGGCGTTATTAGAGGCCGAGATGGTGTAGTGCGACGTATCGCTATTTCTAGTGGTGAATCACTGGGCGAGGATGTGCGTGCCAAGCTTGTCAGCACTATTGTTGAGAGTCTGCGAGATAGCGTTATTGTAGAGAATGGTCGAGTAGTTTCAGGATCTTTCTCTGATGGTGGTGAAGTCAAACTACCAGTTACCAAGTGGGCAGCGCGTAAATTAGTTGCTCGCCGTATGCGGGATACTGCGTCCAATGCATATTGGTCAGAAGGATTCCAAACCAGGATCTATAATACAGCACGTCTTGTCTCCGAAGGCAAGATAAATGATGCGGTCAAACAAATCGGCCCGTTTCTCAATGAGAATGAAGAATTTACTCTTCTGTCTCGCAATCAAGTTCAGACACTGATAGAGAATTCCTTGGCGTCCAGGGCTATCTTTAACGATCAATTAGCTCGCGACACGGCAACTCTCTTCTACCGCACCAACATGAAGATCAGCCGTCGCAAGATCATCGATGAATGGCGAAATATCGCCAGAAAAGCTGAACATGTTGTTTTGGCAGAAAACGTTCAGATCTTGGAAGGCGCGACGAATTTCGAAGCGGCCTACGACAAATTCCTAGAACTAATCTTCGAAGCTTTCAGCAATAAGCAAGTTGCCGCATCGGCGTTGGCGACTGCTTTGGAATCCTTGAAAACAAAGACACCGAAGATCAAGGAATCACACGATCTTACGAGCAAACTGGACAATTTGATTGCTAGATTACAGGCAAAAGATTTCGACGATGCTGCAATCTACGAAGCGGAAGATCTGATTGCAACGATCCAAGAAGAATTGGCCGCGACAGATACTCTGAGCAATTTTGATACGATGCCCGGCGATGAACCACTAGGCAGTGGGATCGACTCTGCGGAAGGTGATGGCGGGGGACAGCCGGTAATCAATATTAATTCTCCTTTGATCCAAATCGGCGGTTCAAGTTCTGCTGCCGGTGGGGCGGAGGAACCAATGCCGGAACTTGGTGGCGAAGAGGAAGCGTTGCCCGGTGAAGAAGGTGGAAGCCCTGAAGACGAACTTGCTGCGATCCTTGGTGGAGGTGGCGGAGGTGGAGGTGCTGCTCAAGGTCAAGCTCAGGCCGCAGCCCCAGCTCAAGCCGGTGGTAATCCATTCGAGGGAAAGAGGAAAGGAAGGGCTATCAGAGAATCACGTCCACAGCATTATGAAATGAAAAACAAAGCAGATGATGACTCTGCACATGGTGCTGATGATCGTATGGAAGCTGATTTGGATGATGAGATTGATGAAGGAGCAGACCCATATGCAATCCGTAAGGGTGAATTGCAAATTGTTGAAGCCACCAGGGCTATGACTGAATATGGAGCGCCGGTTATTACCGATCGTTCCGATCTTCAGAGAGTAGTCAGAATCATGGATAAATTGGCCGTCGAGCATAAATTGCGAGGCCCGGCCTTGAAGGAAAATTTGTCCAGTATGGCCCAAGCAGCAATGAAAGCGATCGGTCTTCGGATCCCAGAGGGTCGTTTGGGTAAAGCGATCGAAGAATGTGTTCATCTTTTCAATGAATCTGATAAGCCGTTTCCGGGGGCTGCACCGCCATTCGGGAGCGATTCCGATGATTCCGATGATGATTCCGATGATGATTCCGGCTCTGGCAAGCCATGGGAAAATGACTCTGATGATTCTGATTCTGACGATTCAGGTTCTGGCAAGCCTTGGGAAGATGACGACGATGACGAGGATGTTGCTGAAGACCAATTCAAGGGTCCTCGGATTCGCGGTCGTGGTTTCCGTAAGTCAGCTTATGCTGCTCGTGAACTCAAGAACGAGTCGATTGAATGGGGTGAAATCCAAGAAGATGGTGTTATGGGCCAGATCGCTGGTGTATCTTTCATCTTCGATCACGGCGGGAAAAGCGATCTTAAGCCGGTCATTCTTTCTGAAGATGGGTCGGTGGAGATCCCAATTCCGGCGAAATTGTACGATAGTGCTTTTGCCTCTGCCGGTATGATGGATGGAAATGGTGTCGCATTCAAAAACTGGTTGTGTGAGTCCTTGGAACAGCTTCGTCCGATTGCGGAAAATGAAGATAGGGCTCTTGAGGAGGCTATGGCCACCATCACGACGACTCCTGACGGCGGTATCTCAGTAGAAGTCAGCGATGATGTACCAGTGGATGATCTCGATGGTGAAGGCGACGAGATGGACGCCGCTGGTATGGAACCCGTCGATAGTATCGAAGTTGACGAGATGGGTGAAGAGGGTATGGGCGACGAAATGGGCGATGAAATGCCTGATTTCGAGGGTGGCGATGAAATGGGTATGGAAACCGGTTATGAAGAAGGCCCCGATGAAATGGGCGGTGATGAGATGGGGATGGAAGGTCCCGAGATGGATGGTGGTCAGGATATGGGAATGGAGGGTCCCGAAGATGACATGTCTGGTGACTATGAAGAAGATGAAATGCTTGAGGATAAGGATGTCACTGATCCACAAAGCTCAAAGTACACCAAACACGTCAAAGACAACCCTCGCGAGATGCCAACCCATAAGCCAACTGGAAAAACTGATGATAAATTGGAAGCGGTTGGTCCTGACTTGAAAACCGATGATGGTTCGGGAACCAAGCCTCCCACTGCTAGACCAATGAGCCACAAGTAACGGAGGCCAAAAATATGTTGCCGACTCGTCGAGGAACTCGTACTATTTTTGAAGACCGTAATCCGGGATTCAATCGTGGTATGATTGCTGAAACTGGGGTCATCCCTGCCGGTTTCCAACTGATTCAGGATACGTTCGCCTTCGACATAATCGATA